ATTTTTTAAATAGAATTCCGGAATATCCAAAATCTTTTTTAGATGAAATTGAAATTGATGATAAGTGTTTAGAAATTTTAAATTCAATCTAATGGAAAATAAAAAGTTAGATAAAATTCTAAATAATATTAGGATGAGTTTGAAAGAAAATATGACTGCTAGTGGAGGAGGAATTGCTGGTCTTCCTCCAGATGAACCACCAGTGGATTTGAGAAAGCGTAAAAAATCACATAGAATTTGGTTAAGAAATCTCCGCAGAAACGAATCCAATGGAAAACAACGAAACAGTTAAACTTGCTGTATTGGAACAAAAGTTTGCAGATTTCGTAAATATAGTGAACAAGATTGATGATGCTATTGGAAAGTTAAGTGAAGTTAATGTGAATGTTGGAAAAATGCTTGCTGTTCATGAAGAAAGGATTGAGCAAGCTATGAAAGCAAATGATATTTTAATTAAAATGATACAAGAATTGAAGGTTGACACTGATAGTAAAGATTTAAGAATAGAAGAAAAGATTGATGATTTAGAATCAGATCTTCAAGATGAAATTTCAATTTTAAATGCAAAATGTGAGGAGGTTTCTAAAATAAAGTGGATGACTATTGGATGTGGAGCAGTATTGACTGTTTTAGTAACAGCATTTACATCTCTAGCTTCTGGTTGGTGGACTCCAAGTGAAATGGGTCATATGGATCGTATGAATGATATTCATAGAAATAGTTCTAATATTAAACCTTGACATCTATAATTTTTTTGCTAGACTAGACTCCTATGATAATGTAATTTATGAGTTTGATTGATGAAAAATTTATTGCGCTCGTATCTACTAGACTAGACAAGTATAAAAGAGTTAAAGCTGGTCTTTATAATTTTAGATGTCCGTATTGTGGGGATAGTCAAAAGCATAAAAATAAAACAAGAGGATATCTTTATAATATAAAAAATGATTATAACTTTAAATGTCATAATTGTGGATACTCAAGAACCTTTACGAATTTTTTAAAGGATATTGATCCCATTATGTATGATCAATATGTAATGGAAAGATATAAGAAAGGAATAACTGGTAAAAGATCTAATACTCCAGAACCTGAATTCAACTTTAAGAAACCATCTTTCTCAAAGAAATATTTTGATATTCCTAGAATATCAGATTTGGATTCTGAACATATAGCAGTTAAGTACCTTAAAGGTAGAAGAATTCCAGATAAATTTTTAAAGGAATTGTATTATTGTGAAAATTTTAAAGAGTGGACAAATACTCAGAAATTTACTTTCAAAAATATTGATAACGATGAACCTAGAATTATAATTCCTTTAGTTAAAGATGGTGAAATTTTTGGATATCAAGGTCGTAGTCTTAGAAAGTCTTCAAAAGTTAAATATATTACGATTGTGTTAGATGAAAATCAACCAAAAATTTTTGGATTAAATAGAGTAGACTTGGATAAAAAAGTTTACATTGTTGAAGGTCCATTTGATAGTATGTTTATAGACAATGCTATTGCGATGGTTGGTTCTGATGTTGATTATAAGTTTTTTAAGTCTTATACTGGAATTGATTTTGTTTTTGTTTATGACAATGAAAAAAGAAATAAACAAATTGTAGAAAGAATGGAAAAGGTCATTGATATGAAATTTCCTATTGTTATATGGCCTCAAGACTTGAAATATAAGGATATTAATGATATGATCATTGAAGGTATTGACGTGGAAAAAATTCTAAAGGAAAATACTTTTATGGGATTACAAGCAAAAGCAAAACTTATTGGATGGAAACGAGTATGACTAACGAGAGTAAAGTTATTAAAAGAGGCGGAAAGGTCGAATCTCTTGACTTAGAAAAAATGCATTTGATGGTAGAAGAAGCCTGTAAAGATCTTGCAGGTGTATCTGCTTCTCAAGTAGAAATGCAATCTGGAATTCAATTTTATGATGGAATTACAACTGCAGAAATTCAAGAAATTTTGATTCGATCTGCATCCGATTTAATTGATCTTGATAGTCCAAATTATCAATATGTTGCAGCAAGACTTCTACTATTTTCCATTCGTAAATCTCTGTTTGGAAAAATGCAAGAGTTTCCTGATTTTTTAACTCACATCAATTTTTGTATTGAAAATAAAGTTTATGATCCATCTATTCTAGATAATTATACTGAAAGTGAAATTTTAAAACTTGATACTTATATTAAACACGATAGGGATTATCTGTTTACATATGCAGGTCTTCGTCAAGTATCTGATAAGTACTTAGTCCAAGACAGATCTTTGGGTAAAATTTATGAAACCCCACAGTTCATGTATATGATGATTGCTGCAACTATTTTTTCTAATTATCCTAAGGAAAAAAGACTTTCTTACGTCAAGAGGTACTATGACGCAATCTCAAGGCACAGAATCAACATTCCCACACCTATCATGGCGGGAGTGCGAACTCCACTTCGACAATTTGCTAGCTGTGTTCTTGTTGATGTTGATGACTCCCTCGATAGCATCTTTAGTTCTGATATGGCTATCGGCAGATACGTTGCACAAAGGGCGGGAATCGGTATCAACGCAGGTCGAATCCGTGGCATCAACAGTAAAATCAGAGGGGGAGAAGTTACGCACACAGGTGTTGTCCCTTTCCTCAAAAAGTTTGAATCTACTGTCCGATGCTGCACTCAGAATGGCATACGAGGTGGATCAGCAACTGTCCACTTCCCAATCTGGCACCAAGAAATCCAAGACATCATCGTTCTGAAGAATAATAAAGGAACGGAAGATAATCGAGTTCGTAAACTAGATTACTCTATTCAAATCAGTAAATTGTTCTATGAACGATTCATCAATAATGAACATATTACACTCTTCTCGCCACACGATGTGCCGGGATTGTATGATTCTTTTGGTACTGATGGATTTGATGATCTATACAGAGCTTACGAGGGTGACCCAGACATTCCTCAAAAGGCAATTGGTGCTCAGGAGCTTATTCTGGACCTTCTAAAAGAACGTGCTGAGACTGGTCGTATTTACATTATGAATATTGACCATTGCAATTCCCACTCGTCTTTTACTGATAAAGTTGAAATGAGTAATCTTTGCCAAGAAATTACTCTTCCAACTAAACCTCTTAATCATATTGATGATCCTGAAGGTGAAATCGCACTTTGTATTCTTTCTGCAATTAATGTTGGAAAGGTTAAAGACGATGAAGAATTTGAAGAACTTTGTGATCTATCTGTTCGTGGATTGGAAGAATTGATTGATTATCAAGAGTATCCAATTCTTGCCGCAGAAAAATCCACAAAAGCACGTAGATCTCTTGGAATTGGATTTATTGGTCTTGCACATTATCTTGCAAAACTTGGATTCAAATATGACTCTCAAGGGGCTTGGGATGCAGTTCACGGACTATCTGAGTCTTTTCAATATTTTCTTCTAAAATCTTCGAATCAGATTGCAAAGGAAAAAGGTGCTTGTGAATATTTTAACAAAACTAAGTATTCACAAAATCTTCTTCCAATTGATCATTATAAGAAAGATGTTGATGAAATTACTTCAACCACTCTTCAACACGATTGGGAGTCACTAAGAATGGATATCCATAAGTATGGATTAAGACATTCTACATTGTCTTCTCAAATGCCTTCCGAGAGCAGTTCTGTGGTCTCTAATGCCACAAATGGAATTGAACCTCCTAGAGGATATCTTTCAGTTAAAAAATCTAAGAAAGGTCCTCTCAAACAAATTGTTCCTCAATATGCAACCCTTAAGAATAATTATTCATTACTTTGGGATATGAAATCTAATGAGGGTTATATTAATATTGTTTCTATAATGCAGAAGTTTTTTGATCAGGCAATTTCCGGAAACTGGAGTTATAATCCAGAAAACTATTCAGATAATGAAGTTCCAGTTTCTGTAATGGCACAAGATTTACTAATGACCTACAAATATGGATGGAAAACTTCTTATTATCAAAATACTTATGATAATAAGACAGATGAAGTTAAAGATGAAAAGTTAAATAGTATTAGTGAGTTAGTAAATGAAATTTTAGATACTAAAGGAGAAGATGACTGTGAAAGCTGTAAAATTTAGAGTTCACTCGCAACCAACCAAAATGCTCAAAGGAATTACCGTCTTTAATACAGATGATGTTGATTCTAAAAAGCAACCAATGTTTTTTGGAAACCCATTAGGCATTCAAAGATATGATTCCTATAAGTATCCAGTTTTTGAAAAGCTAACTCAGCAGCAATTGGGTTATTTTTGGAGACCAGAAGAAATTTCTTTACAAAAAGATCGTGCTGATTACCAAACACTTCGTCCTGAGCAAAAACACATCTTCACTAGTAACCTTAAATACCAAATTCTCTTGGATTCTGTACAAGGGCGTGGTCCTGGGATGGCTTTTATCCCTTATTGCTCATTACCTGAACTTGAAGCTTGTATGACAGTATGGGAGTTTATGGAGATGGTTCACTCCAGATCCTATACTTACATTATCAAAAATGTTTATTCGGATCCATCTGAAGTATTTGATACTATCTTATCTGACGATAGAATTATAGAAAGAGCTCAGTCTGTAACTAATGCTTATGATGATTTTATCAATTCAGCTCATCTATATGATTCAACAAATTCTTGGTTATATGCCCAAGAAGGAGCTGGATCTTGTAGAGAAGATAGAATTGAGTTAAAAAGAAAACTTTATCGTGCTGTTGCTAATGTCAATATTTTAGAAGGAATTAGATTCTATGTTTCGTTTGCTTGCTCGTTTGCGTTTGGTGAACTCAAACTTATGGAAGGATCCGCTAAAATTATCTCTCTCATCTCAAGAGACGAAAATCAGCATCTTGTCATTACTCAAAACATCCTCAACAAATGGCGTGCTGGAGATGATCCAGAAATGCAACAAATTGTTAAAGAAGAAGAAGAGTGGGTAAGATATGCTTTTAAAAATTGTGTAAATGAAGAAAAATCTTGGGCAAAATATTTGTTCAAAGATGGATCTATGATTGGGTTAAATGATAAACTTTTACACAATTATGTTGAGTGGATTGCTAATCGTCGTATGAAAGCAATTGGACTAAAACCAGAATATGATATCCCTGCAAAGAATAATCCTCTTCCTTGGACTGAACATTGGATTTCTTCTAAAGGACTTCAAGTTGCTCCTCAAGAGACTGAAGTAGAGTCTTATGTTGTTGGTGGAATTAAACAGGATCTCAAGAAAGATTCATTTTCAGGATTTCAACTGTAACAAAAGTTACAAAATTACTTGACTATATAAAGCATTGGATCTATATTAGATCCATCGTTCGTTCGCTATTTCCGGATAGCGAATGCAAGTAGGACGGCGAAACGGATCGTTTATCTATGGAAGCATTTTTATTAACTTGTTTACAATCTCAATTTATCATATCTAGAATTAGTACTAATTCTACAATATCAGATAAAATTAAAAATGATTTAATTTGGGAAGTAAATCAAGTTACAGATAAAAAATGTCAAGTAGATGCAAACCGCCCGAAGGAACGGAATTTTAATATCCCATAAGGGAAATAATTCGTTTCTAAGGAGAAGTTCAATGACCACTGCAACTTATCGTGGCGTTTCATATAACGTCGAAGAGCATAAGATTAATCTTCTTGCTATAATTAAAGAACAGCTTGAAAAAGAACAGCGTAGAAAAGAAGCACAGATGTCTTTAATTAAGAAGTGAATATTTAAAAGAGGGGTCTATGACCCCTCTTTTTTTATAAATAATTTTAAATATTCAGTGCTATGTCTAGAATTTCTCATTTATACGAATCCTATCTAGAAATTTATGAGCAAAACTTTAGTTTTGAAGTTGGTGGTAGAAAGACTACTGGACTTCGTAATATGACAAAAAAGGATGCGGAGAGACATTCCCCAGAAGCGGCAGAGAAGCACAAGAAAGAGAGAGGGAAAGTCGGACTACCTAAACTGAATAAAGAGGGCATAGAAGAGGGTATGACTTCCTCTGAAAAGGAAAAGGAGACTAAACTCAAAAAGAAATATGACTCCTCAGGAATGAAAGCAAGTATGATTAAGCAATATGGTCCAGAGAAGGGGAAAGAAGTTTACTTTGCAACAATTCGTAAGAAAGCGATGGAAGAAGAATATGAAATGTTTTATGATTTTATAGTCGAATCATTAATAGAAAATAGTTTTTGTAATTCTTTTGAATCTGCAGAAGTAATTGTTGAGAATATGAGTGATGTGTGGGTTAATAATATTTTTGAAGAGTACTTGGAAGAAAAGGCAAGAGGCAAGAAGAAGAAGGGTGGTACAGTACACGCATATGATGTTGATGAAACTCTTTTCAGTCATGGTAAAAAGGGAAAACCAAATGTAAAGGTTCACGTAAAAAATGAAAAGGGTGAGAGAGTTAAGAGTTTAAGTAATCAAGAATTTAATACTCATAAACTAGATAAAGGTCATAAGTATGACTTTGGTGAGTTTCAGAGTTCTAAAAAGTTCAAAGAAACTTCATCACCAAACAAAAAGGTAATTAAGGACATTAAGAGAAAGATTTCCAGAGGAAAAAATGTTCATTTAGTTACCGCTCGTTCTAAGTTTGATGATACAGATAAGTTTCATGGACATCTTAAGAAGCACGGAATCAATGTAGATAAGAAGAATATCCATTACACTGGTGGAATGAAGGGCGGCGATGTTGGAGAGAAGAAAGTAAAAGTTGTTGACGCAATCGCTAAAAAGTCAGGAGCAAAGAAAGCAGCTATGTATGATGATGCTGCAAAGGTCCACAAGGGGTTCAAAAAGGCTCAGAAGGATAAACCCACCTCAATGAACTATAAGACCAAGATGGTTGCTCCAGACAAGAAGGATGGAGAATCTAAGGTACGTCCTTATAGACCTGAAAATAAGTAGCTTGACAGGGGATTGAGATACCACTATAATAACTCTGTCAGAGTTGAAAAAATATAGTAGCTTAAATACTTTAAGTTACTATAGAGACCAACTTGTCAACATATAATAATCCTTGGATTTATAATAATGAACCCTTTGAGAGTGATGACATCAAAGATTATTATGGGTTTGTATATCACATACGAAATCCTCATAATAATCGCTGTTATCTTGGAAGAAAGTATTTTTGGTCTTTTACGAAAGATAAGGGGAAAAAGAGGAAAAGTAAAAAGGAAAGTGACTGGAAAAAATACTATGGATCCTGTCCAGAACTAAAAGAAGATTTTAAAAAATATGATAAAGAATCTTTTGAAAGAAAAATTCTAAGTCTTCATAAAACATTAGGTAAAACAAATTATGAAGAAACTAGACAACTGTTTTTAAATAATGTATTAACAGAGTGTCTTGACGATGGAAGACCAAGGTACTACAATAGCAACATTCTAGGACGTTACTACAGGAAAGATTACTTTTATGAATAATTTGAAGATGAGAGAAGTGTGTTCTAATGCACTTGATCATTATATTGACCGTATGCATATTCTAAGTGAAAATGAAGAATGTCAAAATGCAATTGCATTATATGAGGAGATTCAAGAATGGATGATTGACCAAGATCAAGAAGTAATGTTTATGGATTTTACGAAGAGTTCTTGACAAAGTATAAATACTCACTTATGATATGAGATTCCCAAAGGGGAAAATGATTTAGAGCCGTGGAAGGTGCCCTTTGAGAAAAGGGTATACCCCCCTTCTAGACGGATGTAGAGTTCAATTTAATTTAGTGTTTAATTACCTTTCAGTATCCCTTCCAATTTTAGCTTCAGTTACAGCATCAACGCATTTTTCAAATTACAAAATGGATGGACCACCTCCACCAGTAAATGAAAAAGTACCAGCAAAAGAAGTTGTTTCTAAAAATCCAAAAGAAAAAAGATTAACTTGTAAAGGATGTTCAAAAAATGAAATCCTTACTTTGAATTTTCTTCAGGATTATGGAGTTAAGGATAAGAATGCTCTTGCCACCATTATGGGAAATATTCGTCAAGAATCAATGTTTGTTCCCAATATTTGTGAAGGTGGCGCTAGAATTAGTTATCATAATTGTTATGGTGGATACGGTTTAATTCAGTGGACTTCTAGTTCAAGATATTATGGTCTTGGTAAACATGCTCATAAAAAGGGTATGAGTCCATCAAATTTAAATCTTCAACTTCAATATATGATTCATGAACCACAGTGGAAAAATATTGAGTGGTATATGAAAACTCCAGGAAAGTCGATTCCATCTTATATGAATGTTACTTATCGATGGATTGGATGGGGAATTCACGGTGCTAGAACTCATTATGCATATGATTATGCAAAAAGAATGACTACCATCGAAATTTGATAATAAAGGGAGACTTTTTAGTCTCCCGATTAATGGTTGACAAGTTATTCAACAAATGATATACTTTTATAGTTGACAAATGCGGGTGTAGTTTAGAGGTAAAATTTCTGCCTTCCAAGCAGCGGTCACGGGTTCGATTCCCGTCACCCGCTTATCATAAATAAACCAATGAAAGATAAAAAAATTAAAAAACTTATACAAAAACCACTTCGTTTTCATCATCAAGATATTCACGAAGAGCTTGAAGATATAAAAGGAATGATTAGAGATGTTAAAGATCAGATGCAAGAATTGCAACAAAGAATTGGAATCACATCCAGTCAAATTTAGATGTTGTGGATGTGATAATATGTCAGTCTTAAAAGGTAATAAAATTTCCGCAAAAGATTTGTCATTAGTTGAAATTGTAGAAAAGGATTCAATGTCTAAAAAAGATAATGTAATGTCTAAAAAAGATATTGAATGGCAAGAAAAAAGAAAAAACCGTAAAGTAGTTAAATTGGAGTTTGAAGTTCGATGAGTTGGGAATCGCCAAATCTTTCTAAAGGTGATGTTGAATTGCTTACAGTATCTTTAGATGATTATATTTTTTATGCTAAGCAAGAAAATAGTTCTGATACCTATGATGTTGAAAAACTTTTAGTTAGACTTGAAGAACATTTGCAAAAAACTAGTTGACAACTTGAATAAAATGAGTTATTGTTTAAATGGAAATAGTTAGATACTTATTTAATAACACTCTTTTCATTGGTGTTCTTGGATTTTTATTAATTATGGTTCCAATTTTTGGAATTGCCATTATTCATCCAGATAATAAGGAAGTGTAGCTCAATTGGCAGAGCGAGAAGCTTATACCTTCTGTATGCACCAGATTAGTGCGCGGTTGGGGGTTCGACTCCCTCCACTTCCATAATAAGCAGGTTTAGCAATCTGGTGAATGCAGCAAACTCATAATTTGCCTAAGGTGAGTTCGATCCTCACAACCTGCATAAATTAGTCTCGGGATGACTATAAAAGCGCCCTGGTCGGGATGAACCCCCTTAGTCTTGGGATGACTTAAAACTCACCCTGGTGGAGTCATTATGACCCTATTATTAAATACTAAATATACCAGTATAATAAGATAAAAATGGACATTCAATATGAATTTAATATTAGATCTGTAAAAAGGAAATTAACCCTAGGAGATCTTAAAGATGTTGTAATTGAGTGTGATTACAATTTAAATATTACTACTGCAGATAATCCTAATGATATTCATTATGCTGGTGGTTCAGTAGTATTTGATACATCTCAGTTAGATTCAAATTCATTTGTACCTTTTGAAGATATTAATAAGGAAACAATTATTTCTTGGATTCTTCAAAAAGAAAATGTAAGTTCTTTAAATGAAACTTATTTCGTTAAAAGTGAACTTGCAAGCTTCAAGGTAATGTATGAAGAAACCCATTCAAATGTAGAATCCGCATTTGACGATTGGAAAGTTTCCGATACAATAGATATGGAATCTGTTAGTTTTGATGTTTTTCCTAATCCTGGTGAAGACATTGATACTGTTGGTATTACTACTGACTCTAACCCCGTAGGATAAGGGTTAAGCCTGCTGGTGCGGATGGAGGAAACTCCCGCCCTGTTTCTTACTTCAGGTTAAAAAGTAAGTGGCGAGCCTGAGTTACATAAATGGGTTGCATAAACCCATTTTTTTATTATAATTTATTTTTTAATATAAAGATATGATTTTAAAAGAAGAGTATCAAATTGCATGTAGTACAAGTTCTGATATAAATCAACATCTTCCAACTCTATATGAAATTTCTAAAGAATGTAATCATATTACTGAAATGGGAGTAAGGAGTGGAGCTAGTACAAGAGCATTTTTATATGCAGATCCAGAGAAATATATTGCATATGATCTTAATTTAGATATCAAAGTAAATAAACTATTTGATTATTGCAAATCAATTGGTAAAGATTATTATTACCTTAAGGAAAATGTTTTAGAAATAGAAATTGAACAAACTGATTTTCTTTTCATTGATACTTATCATTGTTATGAACAGTTGAAGCAAGAGTTAAATTTGCATACAGAAAAAGTTAATAAGTATATTGGGTTCCACGATACCTATTCGTTTGGAAAAGTTGGAGAAGATGGCGGAAAGGGACTTAGATTTGCAATTGAAGAATTTTTGGATAAAAATATTAATTGGAAAGTTGTCCACGATGTAGATTATAATAATGGTTTAATGATAATTGAAAGAAAATAATTTAACTTGACAAAATATAGTACTGTTGGTATATTATATACTAATAGTACTATATTTTTTTGACTAGTAATGAGCACATATAAAAAGAAGGCACTAGTATTGGGTGCTGGTGGATTTATTGGAAGTCATATGGTTAAGAGACTCAAGTCTGAAGGGTATTGGGTTCGTGGAGTAGATCTTAAGCATCCTGAGTTTAGCGAAACTGAAGCAGATGAGTTTGTGCAGGGAAATCTCTGTGACTTTGATTTTGTTCGTAGAGTGATGGAATATAAGGGGGATAGAGGTAATTTTTATAATTCAGTTCCTTATCGTTACATTCAGTGCTTTGATGAGATTTATCAGTTTGCTGCTGATATGGGTGGAGCAGGATTTGTTTTCACTGGTGAGAATGATGCTGACATTATGCATAACTCAGTACAGATCAATTTGAATGTACTTGAGTGTCAACGTAAGATGAACGAAGAGAAGGGTAAGAATACTACCAAAATCTTTTATTCTGGATCTGCTTGTATGTATCCAGAGCACAATCAACTTGATCCTAACAATCCAGATTGCCGTGAAGAATCAGCATATCCAGCAGACCCAGATTCGGAATATGGGTGGGAGAAACTCTTTAGTGAGAGACTCTACCTCGCATACAATCGCAATCATGGTATCCCTGTTCGTATTGCTCGGTATCACAATATTTTTGGACCAGAGGGAACTTGGGATGGTGGAAGAGAGAAGGCTCCAGCAGCAATCTGTCGTAAAGTCGCTTATCTTCCAGAGCAAGGTGGAGCAATAGAAGTGTGGGGAGATGGACTACAAACTCGTTCATTCCTATACATTGATGAGTGTATCGAAGCAACTCGTAGATTGATGGATTCTGATTTTATGGGTCCTGTTAATATTGGATCAGAAGAAATGGTGACTATTAATCAACTTGTTGATACTGTAGCAGAAGTTTCTGATAAAATTGTATCCAAAATTCATATTGATGGACCTCTAGGTGTCCGTGGAAGAAATTCTAATAATGATTTAATTAGAGAAAAACTTGGATGGGATTATTCTCAGAGTCTTGAAGAAGGAATTCGTAAGACTTATTATTGGATTGAAGATCAAATTAAAGGATGAAAATATCTATAGCAGTTCCCACTTGGGAATCATATGATAAAGGTTCAGAATTTATTAACGACTTATTAAGAACTGTAGAGATACAAACTTTTAAAGATTTTGAAGTTTGTATCTCTGACCATAGTTATGATAATGAGGTTATGGATGAAGTAAAAAATTTTGAAAATAAATTTGATATTGTTTACTCTAGAAATACTCATAAGAGAGGTAATGGTCCTTCTAATACAAATAAAGCGATTGATATGTGTTCTGGAGAAATTGTAAAAGTAATGTTTCAAGATGATTTCTTTTATGATGATGAATCACTAGAAAAAATTCATAATGAATTTCTGGATAGTGATAAGATGTGGTTAGTGAATGGATGTAATCATACCCAAGATAATGGTCATTCTTTTTATTGGGAGATGTATCCCAAATGGAATGATAATTTACTCAATGGTGTGAATACTATTAGTTCACCATCTGTTTTATCTTTTAGAAAAGAAGTTGATAATAGGTTTGATGAAAATCTTGTTTACTTTATGGATTGTGAATTTTACTATGGAATGAATGAAAAGTATGGTCAACCTATATTTCTAAATGATGTCTTAGTGTCAAATAGAGTTGGTGAGCATCAGATTTCATCACAGGTTAATAAGAATAAAGGAGAATATATGTCTAAGGAAACTGAATATTGCAATCAAAAGTATAAGAAATGAAAATAGCAGTAATTACATCTTCTATTGGATCAAATAAACTTTTAGATCCAATACCTTTTGAAGGAGTAGATTATCACGCATTTGTTGATGATAATACAGCAAATGATAAATGGATAATTCATCCAGTTATTGAATTTTCAAGTGATCCTATTTACAAAAATAGAAGGAATGCTAAAGTATATAAGATTTTACCATTTACATTTCTACCAGAATATGATTATTATTTCTGGGTAGATTCTACTCATATTCTTGAAAAGAATCCTTTTGAAGTTATTGATAAGTATCTTATTGGTAGTGATATTGCAGTTTTTAAACATCCAGAAAGAAATTGTATATACCCAGAAGGAAAACTTGTAGTTGACGTTAAGTATGATCATCCTAATTTAGTAGAGGATCAACTTGATTTTTATAGGGATATTGGTTATCCTGAAAATAATGGTTTATATGAACTTCCAGCAAGAGTTCAAAGAAATACAGAATTGACTCGAAGAATGGGTTGGATGTGGTGGGAACAGATTTGTATGTTTTCATCTAGAGATCAAATCAGCTTTCCTTTTGTTTGTAATCAATTAGGAATCAAACCTAGTATTCTTCCAGGAAGAGCAAATACAATTCGTGGTAATGATATTATGCCACAAATAGTTTATTCAAATCATAAAAGGAGATCTTAATGGAAAGAGTTAGTTTTAATGAAAAACTTCAGTGGTCTATGGAAAATGAAAGACTTCCATTAAAAAATGAATGTACGGATAAATTAAAAGTAAAAGATTATGTTAACGAAAAACTTGGAGAAGGATTTGTTCCTAAAGTTTATGTTGTAGCAAATAATATTAAAGAACTTTTTAGTAAAGTAGAAAATTTTGAAAACCATCCTCAGACTTGCTTCATTAAATCAAATAATGATTCAGGTGGGGTTGCCTTTGTTGAAGATGGTGTTGTTGAAGACTATAAGTTAAATCTTGTAGAAAAATATAAAAATTCTGTTTATGATGGGTATTATAGAGGCGAATGGTTTTATAAAGATATTGAATATAAATGTTTTACTGAAGAGTACCTAGGAAGTAATCTAATAGACTACAAGTTTCATTGTTCTGCTGGAGAACCAAGATTTTGTCAGGTAATTAGAGATAGAAGCATTGGTCAGACTAATGAAGTATGCACTGATATGAATGGCAATTGCTATGATTTTCATTTTGATTTAAATTTTAAACTTATAAAAGAGTTTAAAAAACCAAACAATTGGGAAAGGATGAAAGAAATTGCCAAAATTCTTTGTGAACCATTTGATTATGTTCGGGTTGATATGTATAACCTAAATATTGAAGATTCTACTGATAATTCATTATTCATTGGAGAATTGACTTTTGCTCCTATGTCTGGAAACTATAGAGGATCTGGTCAGATTGAAGCTGGAAAACTATTAATTGGAATATGACTAATTCAAAAATATTTAAAGATAATAATGTAAATTTTGTGGAGTGGCACTAATGGCATCATTAAAAAAAGAAGTTCTAGAAAAATACCTAAACAAATATTTTGTTGAGACTGGAACACATATAGGAAATTCTGTTCAACTTGCACTTAATTGTGGTTTTGAAAAAATCATTACAATGGAAATAAATCCAGAAAAAGTTGAAAGTGCAAAAAAAAGATTCTCTAAAGAAATTGAAGAAGGTAAAGTAATTATTCTTCAAGGAGATACTGTAGAGACATTTAAAGAAGCACTTAAACTTTTGGATGGTCCTGCAACTTTTTGGTTGGATGCACATTGGGATGATGGTCCTCAAGGAGAATACTTATGTCCTCTTCCAATTGAGTTAGAAGAAATAAAAAAAACTTCAATTAAAAATCACACATTACTAATTGATGATCGTAGATTATTTGGTTTAGATGGAACTACTTGGGGACATACTATTGATGAAGATGGAATATTAGAATCTATTTTTGATATTAACGAAAAATATAAAATTTCTTATGAAGATGGGTGTGTACCTAAAGATATTATCTCTGCAAAATTGTAATGAAAAATCTTTACATACACTGTGATGGTGGATTTGGAAATAGATTCAACGCATTAGTAGTTGGTTTGAATATATGTGAAAGAGGTGGGTTCATTCCTGTCATCTCTTGGCCATCTACTAATGTTTGTAGAGCACTTTACGATGATATATTTGAACCTAAGTTTTTGTTTACAACAAATAGACTTGAAGAATATTCTAAAAATCTAGATAAATTTGAATTTGTATTGCACGAAAATCAATTGTTTTGGGAAATTAAATATAGTTCTCCATATTATTTTTATTCAATTGATCAGATAGTTTCACACTATAAAAATTCAGAAAAGAATAATTTATTTTATTATAACAATTTAATTCCTAATTATAGTGATTTGGATTTATCTTTAATTTCAAAAATTAGTTTTAAAAAAGAGTATCACAATATTGTGAATAAATTTTTAAAATATGAAGATTATATTGGTGTACATTTGAGATCAACAGATTTTCCCCAAGGAACTATTAACTTTGATGAAATTTATAATAGAATAGAAAATAGTGAGAAGGTTCATTTTGTTTGTTCTGATAGTTTAGATATTGAAAATAAATTTAGAGAATTGAACAATGTTTTTACTTTTCCAAAAAAATCATATGTTTCTAAAATAAACTCTTCTTTAGATTGGAGAGTCTCTAAGGGTTCTATTGTAGATGAAAAAAATAAAGCATTATCATTTAATGTTGAACGTGATGTTCAAAGCGTAAAGGAAGCTATAATAGACTTACTTATCTTGTCAAAGTCTGATATAATGCTAACATCTAATAGTACATTTTTAACAACTGCAAAATTATTAAAATCATTTTATTATGACAGTAGCATTTAACTATCTTGGTAAATTAGGACAACTTGGAAATCAAATGTTTCAATATGCAGCAACTTTGGGTGTTGCAAGAAATTTAGGAGTTTCATTTTTAATTCCAGATCACAATGAAGTACTTGTTGATACACTTGGAAATAAATTGAGAATAGAATTATTTGATTGTTTTGATATAAATCCAGATAATAAAGGATTACTTAAAACTGATAATGTAATTACTGAAAGTGGTTTTGAGTTTGATTCAAATATTTTCAATCTTGATAAAAGACTTGATTTTACTCTTTATGGATTTTTTCAAACTGAAAAATATTTCAAACATTGTGAAAGTGAAGTTAGAAAACAATTCACTTTTAAAAAACAAATAATTGATGAATGTAATGAAATTATTGAAGATGTTTATGATGATCCAATTGCTTTACATATTCGTAGAGGTGATTTTTTAATTAACTCTGGCAATCATCATAATCTTAGTATTGAATATTATGAAAAGGCAATTAAGAAGTTTGATAAAAATCGTCAAGTAATTGTTTTCAGTGATGATTCAGATTGGTGTATGAATCAAAAGATATTTAATGATGATAGATTTATCGTATCTACTTCTAATGGTCCCTATCACGATTTGTATATGATGACTCAATGTTCTGATTTTATCATTGCAAATTCTACATTTTCATGGTGGGGTGCTTGGTTAGCAAATACAGGTAGAGTTATTTGTCCTTCTAAATGGTTTGGTCCGAATAATTCACATCTAAATACAAAAGATTTATATCCTTTTAATTGGGAGACTTTGTAATGGATAAAAATAAATCAGCATATAAGTTAAGAAATATTCCTCCAATTTATTACTTGAATCTGGATGATCATCTAGAAAGAAAAAAGTATATGGAGGAACAATTTGAATATTGGGAAATTGAAAACTATACTAGAATCTCTGCTTATGATGGACGTGAAGATGATTTAAGTCATATTCTTAAAGGCAGATATCCTGAAAGGATGTCTTCAGGAGAAATAGGATGTACAACTTCTCATCTTAAAGCAATTAAACATTGGATGGATACATCTGATAGTAAGTATGCAATTATTATGGAAGATGATTGTAATTTAGAAACTGTAAAGTATTGGAATTTTTCTTTATCTGATTTTATTTCAAGAGCTCCTTATGCTTGGGATATTCTTCAAATTGCAATTATATGTCCTGGTAATATTGTAGTTCCTGTTCATAATAGATTTGTAAATGAGTTTTCTACTGCTTGCTATGTTATTACTAGACATCACGCAGAAAAACTTATAAAAAATCATATTCGTGGAGATAAGTATAAACTTGACAATGGAGTTAAACCAAGAGCTGTTGCTGATGACTTAATCTATAACTCTGGATGTACATATTCTTCTCCTCTTTTATTGTATAAACTTGATCTAGGATCTACAATTCATCCTGATCATATTGATACTTTTCATAGGAATAGTTATAATGCTATTTCAAACTTTTGGGAAACTAAAGGTTATGAAATTACTATTGACCAAATTACTGAGTACGACCCTTATATGGGAAGAGTTTCTGAAGGTCTGCAAAATAATACTTGACAGTTCTTTATATTTCCTATATAATATTGTTGTAGAACTTAATATATTATGACTACAACTATTGAAGATGGCGGAAGACAAAATCTTTACGCTAAAGAACCACAAATGTATATCGACCCGGAGGTTGCTAAAAAAATGGAAAATAATGTTTATCAGACTCACAACGAAAAAGCTGAAGTACTCAATGGAAGACTGGCTATGCTTGGATTTGTTGCAGCAGTAATTTCTTATCTAACCACAGGAAAACTTTTCTTTGGAGTATTCTGAAATCCTGATAATTTGCTTACATAAAAGAGTCTCTTCTATATAATAAAAGAGATTCTTTTTTTATGCCTCGAAATCAAATTACAAAGGATGAATTTAAGTGTTGGATTTTGAAATTAAAGTATAAAGTTCACACAGAAGAAATTGGAAAGGAAAAAAATACTGCTGATAAATATTTAAATATTCTTTTAGATAAGATTGAAGAATATAGGTACTAACTGTGATTTATATATTATTATTGTTATATTTCAGCATTGGATTCTCTCTTATTATAGTTAAAATTTCACTTTATTCTACTAAAAATGAAAATTGATTTACACAACTTTTTTAAATATTACGACGAAAAAAATCCAAAGCATGTAAATGCTGTGGAGCAACTTGAAAATGACATCACTAAGTATGCTTCGATTCTTCTTGATGATTCTTCTAATTGGGTTCGCATTTATAGAACTACTGTAGAAGAAAATTTTACCACTCTTAAAGTACCTTTTTATCCACAAACAGATAATTATAGAGATCCGCAAAGAACTTGTAATTCTTCTGCTTGTGCAATGTGCCTTGAGTATTTCAAACCAGGAACACTAAAGGGCGCAAAGGGAGACGATGCGTACATTCAAAAAGTTTTTGCAATTGGTGATACAACAGATCATACAGTTCAAACAAAAGTATTGTCTGGATACGGTATCGATAGTAAGTTTAGTTACAATCTGTCTTTCTCAGGTATTGATTTTGAACTTAGTCATAACCGCCCAGTTGTTATTGGCATTCTACATAGAGGTAGCTTGTCTTATCCTACTGGTGGCCATATGGTCGTCGTGATTGGCAAAACCCCTAACGGTGATTATATTGTAAATGATCCTTATGGATCTTTAAATGATAATTATACTGGACCTGTATCGAATGGTAAAGGTGTAGTATATTCAAAATTTGTTCTTGAAAAAAGGTGGACTCCTGAAGGACCAAATAGCGGTTGGGGAAGAATTTTTACTTCAAAAAAGTAAAATTGCCAGCAAACAGTATTAATGAAGTACCGTTGGCTGGCATTAACTTGATTAAAGAGTTTGAAGGGTGTCATTTAGAGGCTTATCCTGATCCTCTCTCGGGAGGACTTCCAATCACAATCGGATGGGGGTCTACAAGAGATGAAAGAGGAGAACCCTTCAAGTTAGGTGAAAAGATTTCTCAACAAACTGCTGATAATCTTCTCATTTCTCAAATAAAGAACGAGTTCCTTCCAGAATTGTCTAAGATTCCTTATTGGAATAATATGAATAATAACCAAAGAGGAGCACTTCTTTCTTTTGCATATAATCTTGGTGCAAGGTTTTATGGTTCTTCTGGATTCAATACAATCAGTAGAGTTCTTAAGAATAGGCAGTGGAATATAGTTCCTGATACACTTTATCTTTATCGTAATCCTGGAACAAGTGTAGAAGCAGGTCTCTCTCGTAGGAGAAAAGCAGAAGGTAAATTATGGAATAGTTAATTTAACCACTCAAGAAGTATCTTGAGTGGTTTTTTTTCTTGTTTATATGTTATAATAAATATAGAATAGTTAGTACCTGTGAGTAAGTTGAACAAGAAATTATTATCTCCTACAGAACTAAAAAATGCTCTAATTAAAAATGAAGAGGATGAAAAGAATCGTTTAAGAGAGATAGAAAACAAAAAGATAGAAGAAGAAAAAAATAATAAGAGACTTGTTTCTCCAAAGGATCTTCTTGACCCTAAAGTTGAGGAGGTCGTAGAAGAGTATGATAATTTAATAGAAGAAGAAGTTGTAGAAGAAGTTGTAGAAGAAGTTGTAGAAGAAGATCCTATTGAAATTCTTTATAATAAGATTGAAGATGTTGCTTCAAGTATACCTGAGCAAAAATCTTATGATAAAGAAATTAATGAGATTAGAGAAGATGTAAATTCAATAATAATTCCTGAAGTTAGGTACTATGATAAAGAGTTAGAATATATTGAGGAAAAAATAAACAATCTTGAGTTGTCTGGATCAGAACTTAAAGATAGTATATTTTCAAGGATAGAAGAAATTAAAAAAGATATTAATCAACTACCTGAGATTAGATATTATGAATCTGAATTAGATGATCTTAGTAATGCAATTCAGTCTATTCGTGATTCTATTCCTGAAGTGCCTGAAGTTAAGTATTATGATGAAGAACTAAGTGAAATTGTTAATCATATTGATAAAATTAAAGGGAGTATTAATGAACTTCCTGAGGTTAAGTATTATGATGATCAAATTATTTCTATTCAGGAAAAGATTAAATTAGTTGAAAATAATATACCTGATATCCCAGAAATTCCTGAGGTTAAGTATTATGACGAAGAGATTAAAAATATTTTTGAAGATATTTTTAATCTGAAAAAATACACAAAAGAACTAAAAGAATCCTCTATAAGTATTAGTGATAATGTAGATAAAATTACTAATGAATTAGGTAGCATTGAAATACCAGAACAAATAGATTGGTCTGGAGAAATTAAAAGTATTCATAATAAAATTGAAAAAAATAATCGTAAAGTAGCAAATAAAATAAAGCATTTTGAAGAAGTATTTAATAATATTAACGAGGAAAAAATAATTAATGAAAGTTCTTTATCTGAACTTTCATCTACAGATAATAAAGATCCATTAACTCCACTTGATCAAAATTTTGTTACTTTTGATCAACTGAAAGATCATTATCGTCTTTTTATTAATAGGGTCCAGCAGCAGATTGCAACCATTGGTGGCGGTGGAGAAACACGTCTTGAGTTTCTTGATGATATTGATAGGAATAGTGCAAAAGTAAGTGATCATTTCCTTAAGTATGATAGTTCTAGTGGTAAATGGATTGGAGCAGAAATTCCTTGGGGATATGAATCCAATTCACTTTCATCATTGTCAAATGTTGCAATTGGTACAGATGTTCAAGATGATCATACTCTTTTTGTAGATGGTGATACTCAAGTTACAGAAACTCTGACTATTGGAACTGAATCTGTATACATTGATGGTGTTAATAATATTATTAATGTAGGAACTGGCGTAACAATAGATGGAAATTCTGGAATTATTAGTGCTAGATCACTTTTTCTTAATGGTTTAGAAATAACTCAAAGTGGAGGTTCTGAATTTTCTGGAGGTTCTGGAGGTTCTGGATCTCAAGGTACTCAAGGTGTTCAAGGAACTATAGGTACTCAAGGAATTACAGGATCTCAAGGAACTCAAGGAATTACTGGTTCTCAAGGAACTCAAGGTATTCAAGGAATCACTGGTTCTCAAGGAACTCAAGGAAGACAGGGAACTCAAGGTCCTGGTGGACTAACAACTACTAATGCTGATACTCTTGATAACCTTGATAGCTCTCAGTTCTTAAGGTCTGATGCCGCCGATACCGCAACTGAAGCAATAACTTTTACTAACAATGGTCTGCAACTATCGGGACATTGGTATAGTGGATTCCATACCGTCACTCAAAACTACATACATTTATACCCGCAGGGACATACCGGATCAGCAAGTGTCACAGATATAAGAGCGTGGAACGGATCATCATACGATACTTTTCGGATTGTGGGTGGGAGCTCTATAGGACTAAGTTGGAGGGGGAATAGAATTTGGACGGCAGAAAATGATGGTGCTGGTTCTGGTCTTGATGCTGATAAACTTGATGGGCTTAATAGTGCAAGTTTCTTAAGGTCTGATGCTGCTGATACTGCATCTGGAGACATTTTGTTTACCGGTGGTGCAGGTGCAATTAGTTTAGGTTCAGGCAGCTCTATTCATGCAACCAATGGCGATTGGTCTGGTAATTTTAGTATAAATGCAGGTAAGATTCAACTTAGTAGTAATTACTGGTATTTACAATCTAGCAATGGAATTAGATATAGAGATGGTAGTAATGCTGACTATTCGGTTTGGCACGCAGGTAATGATGGTTCTGGATCCGGTCTTGATGCTGATTTGCTTGATGGTCAAAACCTAGATGCCAATGCTAATGCTAATACTGTAGTTAGTAGAAATGGAGCTGCTGATATTACCTGTCGTCTTTTAAGACCAAATTATGGAAACGATAATTATATTAATGGTGCTCTTGCGTTCAGAACTAACAATAGCACTGATAACTATGTTCGTTTCTGTAATGACACTGCTTTAATCAGAACATATCTTGGAGTGACTGCAACAGCATCTGATACCAATTACTTAAGGTCTAATGCTTTTGATGTTTTTGAAGGAACTACTAGTGGTCGTTATCTTAGATTTCAGTGTTTCTCTGGAAGAACCGCAAACTCTTCCAGTGCTAATCTTTTCCCATTAGAAGTTTTTCAGGGAACTGCTGGAGCAGATGCTGCAATTACCTTTCATATTAGTAGCAGTTATGCAGCATACTTTGGTTTGGATGGTGCAACTAATGATCTATTTTTTGGTGGTTGGTCAGCTGGTGCTGCAAAGTACAAAATCTGGCACGCAGCAAATGATGGTGCTGGGTCTGGTCTTGATGCTGACTTACTTGATGGTTCACATAAATCTGCTTTCGTCTGCGATCAAGGAAGTGCGATAGGTACTTCTACAAGTTGGGATATAACAGGACCTGGAATGTATGGAGTTACTAGTTCAACCACATATACTGGAACAAATAATCCAGAATCTGCAATACCTGGGATTTACAGATATGGAGTTTTAACAGTTTTTGAGGCAAATGGAAACGGATTATGTCAACTCTATACCCCACATACTGGAAATAAGATAGCTCTAAGAACAGGTTGGAATAACGGAGGTTGGTATCCTTGGCAGCAAGTTTGGACTAGCACTTCAGATGGTGCTGGGTCTGGTCTTGATGCTGATACTGTTGATGGTATTCAAGCAGATAGGATACCATACGGATCAGGTAATCTTGGCACAACGGCGGCCACGAATCCAGGACAAAATTTAAGATCTGGATTCTTTGATGTATATGGAACTGCTAATGGTGCTCCCACAAACACTTGGTATTCATACATCAACATAAGGCATACAAATACTAGTAATGGTTGGGGACATCAAATTGCTGGTAGTTTTTATGATAACGGTGAGTTGTATAATCGTCATTATGATAGTGGAAGTTATGCAGGATGGACAAAAATCTGGAACGCAGCAAACGATGGTTCTGGGTCTGGTCTTGATGCTGATACTGTTGATGGTATTCAAGGTGCAAGTTTCTTAAGGTCTGATGCTGCTGATACTGCAACAGGAAAAATTACTTTTAGTGGTGGACACGAAGCACAAGCAACTTTCTTATCTGGAGCCCAAAACTTTGATAACATTAAAACATCTGGATTCTTTAGTCTTTACAATGTAAATGCTTCAGGGCATACCAATGCTCCATTCCAATATTGGGCAATGATATCAGTTAGTAATACAGCATCAAGTCTTGGAATGGGAATGCAACTCGCTAATGAGCGACTTGGTAATGGGTTGTATGTTAGAGGGATGAATGATACTAACGATACTTGGAGTGGTTGGGCAGAAGTTTGGACTTCAAGTACAGATGGTGCTGGTTCTGGTCTTGATGCTGA